ATTTGTATTTATTCCACTAGGTGGTACGGGTGATGCTAGTTATCTAGAGGGGCATTCATATACATATGAGGGTTCGACATGGGGTAAGATTGTCCAGAGTTTGATGACATGTGGCTCGATGAATCCAGTGTTCTTCTTCGATGAACTCGATAAGTTAAGTGAGACACCAAAGGGAGAGGAAGTAACAGGTATTCTAACACATTTGACTGATACGACACAGAACTCGCAATTCCACGATAAGTATTTCTCCGAGATCGATTTCGATCTGAGTAAGTGTCTGTTTATCTTCTCGTATAATGATGAGTCGAAAGTGAATCCGATTTTGAAGGATAGGATGTATAGAATTCAGACAAAGGGATATGAAACGAAAGAGAAAATCGTGATTGCGAAGGAACATCTTCTTCCGAAAATCCGAGAACAAGTAAATTTTAAACCAGAAGATGTTATTATTCCTGATGATACTCTTCAGTATATTATTACGACTGAGAAGTTGACACAGGGCGAATCGGGTGTACGTAATCTAAAGCGTTGTTTAGAGATTATTCATACGAAGTTGAACCTTTTCCGTCTAATGAAACCAGATATGAATTTGTTTGAGAAAGAGATGAAGTTAGATGTGAAGTTCCCATTTACAGTCACACGAAAGGACGTGGATCTATTTATTAAGAATGAAGAGACGAATAAATCGGTCTTGTATTCTATGTATGTTTAAAACCCATATTAACTGTTTACTTCGAAAATAAAAATATAAAGAATTTTTAATAGATATGATAAATGAATAAACAAATTTATTTTTTAATTTTAAAAAAATCATTTTCTACTGAGAAAATTTTTATAAGAAACAGAAATATACCTGCTTGTATTAATTGTATAAATTTTATTGGACATACCAATAATTATCCATATGACGAAGTCCCGACTAATAAACTATATGGTAAATGTAGTAAATTTGGTCAGATTGATGTTATCACTGGATTAATAGAATATGATTACGCTAAGCATTGTCGGGATGATAATAATAGATGTGGAAAAAATGGTTCAGAATATAAAGATAATACAAATGTTTGAATATATAACACTTTATCATGAAAATGAAATAATTTCCTAATAAAGGGTTAAATATATTTTACTTTAAAATATATTTAATATGAATTTTTTAAATTTGAGAAAAATTATTTTTTTCATATATTTATTTTCAGTAAATTTTGATATTGGAAGTTCTTATAAAAAACCCATTTCTCCAAAATATATTTCAATAAATTCAGTTTCTCTCAAAACTCCAGGGATTTTTGAAAATAAAAAAGAAAAAATACAAATTATAAAGAAAAAGACAACCTCGTTTTTAAAACTTATTCGTGCAAATAATATTCCCGCAACAAATTTTCTATGTTTTTCTGGGGGGTTTATTATGAATCCATATTTTTTTCGACTTTTCCAAAATAATATCTTTTGGATATCGACATTGATAACGAATCTTATTATGTCCGCGAGTATGGTGACGAATGATCTATTTGATATAGAGGTAGATCGGATAAATAGTCCAGAGAGACCGCTTATTACAGGAGAAGTGTCTAGGAAAGAAGCAATTGGATATACTATCGGATTACTAGGGTTAGCAGAGGCCCTAAGTATGTCTTTCTTAAATATTAAATTACAATATATTATTCATTTAGCAGTCATATTTACAGTGATATATACACCGATCCTAAAAAGGATAATAATTTTGAAAAATATGTCTTGTGCTACTATTGTTGCGTTTTCATTGTTTTTTACAGGGATTTCGTCATTCAATCAACAATTATTTAATATAGTGGATATCTTACAAAATCTACGATTTCCGATTTTGAAAACCGCTATTTCTCTCATTTTCTGTGGATCGTTTACGAATGAAATATTATTAGATATTCGCGATAGCGAAGGGGATGCAAAACAGGATATTCGTACTATATCGAATACTTTTGGAAAGATACCTGCATTTTATATGGCCTATTTGATATGGTATTTAACTATTATAATAAATACTGTAAAAATGATAAGGTATCAAAATAATGTAGTGGGTGGGTTATTATGTATGATTTTATACCCACAACTCATTTATTTAGAATGTATTTACAAAAATAATATATCAAATGATGCGATACAAATATATTTAAAACAGTCGAATCGGACGATGATTTTAATGTTACTTTATTTATGTTATTTATCAATACGGTTATAATATCACTACTATTTTCAAAACAACCATCCACTTTTTGATTTTTTCTGTGTTTTATTATGTTTTATGGATTTTTTATCCATATTTTCGGAGGTTTTATTTATTTTCTCTGTTTTTGAATGATTCGACTCTTTGGTTTGTAATTCTTTGTTCTTTTTCGGATCCAAGAATCTCAGTGAACGCACTGTTTTATTATGCGCCTCGAAAAATGCCCGCGATTTTCCCTTTGTACGTAACCAAACATTCTTTCTTAAATAACATACTATTGAGAGTCTCTTTGCATCTTTTTCTTTTAGAATAATCGGTAAATTCGCATGTGGTTCATGGACATCCATAAAAAGCATATCGCCTGTTCGGACATCCACTCCAATCCCATATTGGGGTAAACATGTTTCACCACCCTCGTATTTCCCCCGTTCGATCACCGCAAGATTTCCAAAACCTTCCTCATCATCACCCTTATCCGTATGAATCGTCGTCTGATAATTCACATTTGTAGTAATCGTTGTGAATGCGGTTTTACCCACGCGGAAATATGTTTCATTCGCTTTTTTTATCTGTTTCGCATAATGGTCGGGTGTTAACTTTTTATATAATTCGTCGATATCGTCAATAAGAGGAATCGTCTTTTGATATAAATCCGGCGAATCCATATTGAATCTACATTCACGGATATCGATCGATGGCCATTTCCCCTTTTTCTTAAACATGAATTTTTGATAAGGTGTCCAACGGTCGAAGAAGCCGAAGATATTGGACATGACACGGGGATTCGTAGCAATATTCATTGTTTTAGAACCTGACGCAGTACCACGATTTCCAGTAGTATTATGGGCGAATTTAATAACAGCATCATAGAAAGCGTCAATATGTGTCTTGGGAAGTGCATTCTTCCTAAATCGAATAAGGAGATCGCCCTCGGCAGTAAATACATCGGCATCGTGGTCGATTATTTTTTTGATTTGATCACGTGTGATTTTTTTACTCATCTTTTGTTCCATCTTTTCATCTGAGAATTCCTTTTCTACAGTGTATACTTTGATTTTTCCTTTTGTTTCTGTTTTGATAATCGGCATTTTATATAATATGGATAAAAAACTAATATATAAAAAGATATTCTTATATATTATTACTGTTTTGATAAATGAAAATATTCTCGTTTTGTATTTATGGCGATGATTTAAAATATTATTTTGGACTTAGAGAGAATATTCGTTTAATAGAGGAATATTTCCCAGATTTCCATATTTTTATTTATGTTGGATCGAATCGACTAGACGATTTCTTAAACACCATCCCTCGATCAGATAAAATATATTGGATAGATACTAATAAAGATGGTCCTATTAATATGATGTATCGATATATGCCGATTTTATTAGAATATTCAGAAGTCGTTTTTTCGAGAGATGCCGATAGTGAAATAAATGAGAGAGATCGATGGGCTATACGCGATTTTTTAGAAAATACCTCCCAAAAAAGCGCTATTCAAACGATCCGTGATCATTATTATCATAAATCACGACTTAGTGGTGGATTAACTGGAATCCATTTAAAATATCTACAAAAAAACAACAAAGATATATTGGATAATTTAAAAATAGTATTCTCTCAAATAATACAAAATGATTCTATAGAAAATATACAATATGGCGACGATGAAAAAATCCTGAATGAGAGAATCTGGCCAATACTAAAAGAAAAACTCATTGTTTATTCAAATATCAATGTTTTTGAAGGAGAGACCTATAAACCTATTGATTTTGAGAACAACGGTCATAATTTTTGCGGAAATGTTGTGATATATGAAAAATCCGGTGAAAATTCAAATATCATTAAATATAATAAATACTACCAATTCAACTATTACGACTATCCAATTCTAGAACAAGTTATCTGGTTATATGATCAAAAACAAAATGAATTAGTGATTGATATTGTAGATGAATTCGGATTTCATCGTGTTCCATTAGAACATAAATCACATGTTTTAGATTATGTTATTATTTCTCTTATATCTAGAAATTCTTTGGATGCATTGAGAGAATGTTTTATAAAATATCAAGAATTCGCAAAATATGATATTTTGGATGGAATTAAAAACCAACTCCCACTATTTTTCGAAATGGCCCGTTCTCTCGGCTACCAGATAATAGGAACCTGCGATCCAGAATATATTCCAAAACTATTCGAAATAGTAATTTATTTTGGAAACTATCCAGACGATTATATGGCCTTACCCCAGAGTCATAAAATATACCGACATTTCCTCTTTTTCCGAGAGATTCCATTGGATAGATTTATTTCGGATAAATGTTGGGATAAAATCGACCGAATTTTTATTATGGGATTAGAAGGCGAATTTGAGAGAATGCACGATACATGGATGCATCTTTGTGAAATGAATGCACCTCTTGATCGAATCGAAGAATATCGGGCGAAAAAAGACAAGGATTTACAAAATATCTATATTGGTGCTACGAAGAATCATATGGATTGTCTAGAAAAAATGAAGGTATCTGGTTATGAAACTTGTCTTTTCTTAGAGGATGATTTCGTATTTACTTCCCGAATTAGAGAGAATAAGAAATCTCTCGAAGAATTCTTCGAAAGGGACTATGATTATAATATTTGTTTTCTCTCGGCATCGAAATTCCATGAACGTAGAGAATTTGACGATTTATTAATAGAATCCAAACAAATATGTACAACAAGTTCTGGTTATTTAGTTTCTAAAACAAATATTGAAATTGTCTATAATAAAGTGAGAGAAGGATATAATTTACTTTTGGAAAATCCCGATCTCTCACATATTTATTGTATAGATCGATTCTGGACATCTCTCGATAAAATCTATATATTTAAGAAAAAACTGGGATTTCAGAAACCCAGTCTCTCGAAAATCACTGGAAAGATGAATATGGAATTAGATTGATTTTATAATAAATCTACATAAATATTATTTCTTAAATAATATATTTAAGACATATAAACATTATAAATGGATGAGATTAAATGTATGGTGAATGCGAGAGATTCTCTCGAACGGTCTAGTAAATTTATAAATAACTATTCGATTATTAATTCTGAATATAAAAAAATCTATGATTTAATTTTAAATTATATTAAAACACATTGTAATCATAAAATCATAGAAGATTATATCGATATTGATATTGATAAAACGAAAAAGATCCATTTTTGTGAGAAATGTTTAACAACATTGTAAACCATTTTTATTGATAAATCTCTCAAAAATACATATAAAAACTTATAAAAAACTATATAAAACATATTTTTAAAACAATAAAAATCTCTCAAATGTCAGATAATGATTCTATAAAAAACAATGAATATTTAATGAATACCGCATCCATTATTTACTTTTTATGTTATATTCCCGAATTCTATGCAAATTGGCGAAATAAAAACGCGAATAATTATAATGTTTTAGAAAAAATAGCAATAGTCATTGGAACATCCTTTGCATTAAGTTATGCAATGAATATTAATAACAATGCACTCATTATTAATTATGCGCCACTTTTAACACTTGATATTATTGCATTATCAATGCGATTATATTATGCATGGAGAAACAGAACTATAGATGTACGTGTTTTAGAAAATGTACATACAGAGATAGAGAATCCAATACATAATGAATTATAATTTCTATTTTTCTAATTCGATTATTTTATTGGGGTTTTATTATCTTCTATTTTCGTTAATGCATATTCACCACAAGTTCCACAATGATCTTCATTTGATAGATCTATTTTAGAATTAATTTGTTTATGACAATAATCTATTTTCCATCTACCAGTTGGTTTTGGAACTTCCTTTATAGATATTCTACTTAAAAATGATGCGATGAATTTCATAATGGGATAGGCTTTCATAATAATAACAATAATAATATTTGTAAATTAGATTATATTCAAGTCAATTTTATTTTATAAATAATTCATTTATAAAATAACATGTAAATCCGACATTTATTGACCTGTAAAATGTAAAATCGACATTTATTTATGCGCTACCAATTTGTCCAAAACCACCTTTTGCATTTGCACCACGTGTTTGTAACATACGCTTCATATTATCATCTAAACATAGCGGACCCTTAGAGTTATAAAGTCCCATGCTCTCGCAGCTCACATCACCTTTTGCTTCAGAATAAATATCGATTTTCTCCGACTGCGTATAAGGTGTACAGAAAACACCATATCCAGGAAATCCATTTACTTTTTTACATTGAGAATTATCAGGCGTAATCGATTTAATAGCATATGTATCATCTAATGCCTTTGTAGGGACATCGACAGCCGTATATTCTAATGGGTTAGAAACCATTTGATGGAAACCTTCCATACCATTAGCATTAGCAGGGGCAATAGATGTAGTTGATAGCCATAATGCTAAAAGAAGAATAATAAATAATTGACTAATTACTATCAATGTCTCTCTTTTTAAAAACATAGTATACATATTGATAAGATATTATCGTTATTTGATATGTTATTTTCCTAAATTATTTTCCTTTTTGGATAACTCTTGTTCATTATCTAATTTATTCATAATATCTTTTATTATAGATACTCTTTGAGATGGTAAAAATTGCTTCACATAACTATCTATTTTAGAATAAAATTTATAAATAAAAAATACTAAAATGAGAGAAATCAATAAAATAATAATGATAGAATACATTTATATACTAGACCTGTTTTTATATTTTGTAGGTAGTTTTTACTGCGGATCCTTGCATATTTAAATATAAAAGTAGTTTATTTGTATAAATACTAAGTAATTCTTTCGTATTATTTATTTGTATTTCAATACTATCAATTATTTGTATTTTATTTTCATTCCAATAGTTATACATAAAATAAAAAATAACAGCACCGATAACAATTCCTAAAATAGGATAATATTCAGGATCCATATCTAATATCGGGGATTCCGTGCTAAGCACAGTATTTTCAAATTCTGGGATATCCATTTTTAAATATAATTATAATATAAATTTCGTTATAAAACACATAAAACTTATATAGTAGTTATAATATAGTTTATGAATCATAAAGAATCTCTCGATTTAAAGAAATTAATTGGTAATTTCAAAGATGATTATCAAGATAATACTGAATATATCCGTAAAATAAAACATAGTGATTTAATTCGTGAAAATTTACAAATACTCCAAGAATTGAAGAATAAACATATGGACCAACGTAAAACAGCGCCCTTAGTATTTATTGAGACTGCTCAAAGAGAGGCGAATTTCCTTTATAATAATTATACGGATATCTTTAATAAATCAATTGCAGATGAATTAGATCTTGATATTATGTTTCAGACACTAACTGTTTTAAAAAAAATCGAAGATGGCGATGTCGATCAAAACGAGGGGTCAGTTTTAGTCGGTACGCTATTAAAAGAACTATATGTCGATTCTGCATTAAAGAGGGGGATTAAATTGGATGAAGAGAATGCTAAACCGAATGAACCTGAAAAAATAGAGGGCCGTCCAATATCTTGGTCCTCTTGGAAAAATAA